GCGCCAACCTCGAGCGGCGGCCTCGACGCTGCGGGCGTGCGTGCGGCGATTGGCCTCGCATCTGCCAACCTGGACACCCAGCTGGCCGACCTGCCGACCAACGCCGAGCTCTCCACCGCGCTGGCTTCGTCCGACGATGCGGTGCTCGCGGTGCTCGGCACTCCGGCTGGCGCAAGCCTGGCCGCGGACGTGGCCGCAGTGCAGTCCGACACCAACGACATTCAGTCGCGCCTGCCGGCGGCGCTGGTGTCTGGTCGAATCGATGCGAGTGTCGGGGCGATGGCGAACAACGTTATGACCGCCGCCGCAGCAGCCGCGGACCTGACCACGGAGCTGCAGTCCGGCCTGGCGACTTCCGCCGCGCTCTCGTCGCTCGACGCAAAGGTGGACGTGGTCGACGGACTGGTGGACGCCATCCTCGTAGACACCGCCGAGATCGGCGTCGCTGGCGCTGGCCTCACGGCGCTCGCCACCGCGGCGAATCTCGCCACCGTGGCCGGGTACCTGGACACCGAGATCGCTGCGATCCTGGCGGACACGAACGAGCTGCAGACGGACTGGACCAATGGCGGGCGCCTGGATCTCCTGGTGGACGCGATCAAGGCCAAGACCGATGCGCTGCCGGCGTCTCCGGCGGCCGTGTCGGACATTCCGACCGCAGGCGCGATCGCCGACGCCGTGCACGACGAGGTGGTGGAGGGTACGGTCACGCTTCGGCAGTCGATCCGCCTGCACAACTCCGCGCTCGGCGGCAAGGTCACCGGCCTCGACACGTTTAACCCGGTTTTCCGCGACCTGGCGGATTCCAAGGACGTGATCGACGCGACCGTCGACTCCTATGGCAACCGCTCGGCCGTCACGCGGGACCTGACCTGACATGTTCGGCTCACGCTACTTCGGCAACGGCGGCACCGGGCCCGGCGCGGGCACCGGCGCTTCCGCCGCAGAGATCTGGGCGTACACGCTCGCCAACGGCAAGAGCGCGGCGCAGAACCTCATCGATCTCAACGCCGGAATCTCCGAGCTGCTGTTGCGTTCGTGCCTCGATGATCAGGTGCAGGGCGCATACACTGCCGGCGATGCCCTGCGGATCCTGCTCGCCGTCGCGGCCGGCAAGACCACAATCACCCCGACCGGTCCGGACGCTGCAACGGTGGAGTTCCAGGCGGTGGATGACTCTGGTGTGGTCGTCTCCGCCACCATGGCCGGCAGCGAGCGCACCGCGGTGGCGCTGACGCCGACGGAATCGACGTAAGGACGACGCGATGAGCGATCTCGAAAAGCTGGCCGAGCAGGTGTTCCTCTCCCTGCAGCAGTACGTCGACAAGCGGCTCGCGCCGATCGACGGCTCTCTGAAGGCGCTGGAGCAGCTCATCAAGTCCATCCCTGCCGGCCCGAAGGGCGACAAGGGTGATCCTGGCGCACCAGGCCCGGTCGGCGAACGCGGCCCGGTCGGCGAGCGGGGGATGGCTGGCGAGCGCGGCGACGCCGGTCCTGCCGGCCCTGCTGGCAAGGAAGGCGCGCCTGGTGCACCCGGCGAGCGTGGCCCCCAGGGCGAGAAAGGTGCCGACGGCATGCCCGGCCGCGACGGCAAGGACGGCGCTCCGGGTGCTCCTGGTGAACGTGGGCCGCAGGGCCCGATCGGCGAGAAGGGCCTGGACGGCGCTCCTGGCCCGGCCGGCGATCGCGGGCCCCAAGGCGAGCGCGGCCTGCAGGGTGAGCGCGGCGAACCCGGAATCGCGGGCAAGGACGGCGCTCCTGGCGAGCGGGGAATGCCCGGCGAGCGCGGAGAAAAGGGCGACGCGGGCCCGGCCGGCAAGGATGGTGCCCCGGGTGCTCCCGGCGAGCGCGGCGCGCCTGGCGAGCGCGGCATGCCTGGCGAAGTCGGGCGCGATGGCCCTGCCGGTCGGGATGGCCGCGACGGTGCTCCGGGTCTGCAGGGCGAGCGCGGGGAGAAGGGCCTGGACGGTTCCGACGGGCGCGATGGTCGAGACGGCAAGGACGGCGCTCCCGGCGCTCCGGGCGAGCGCGGCATGCCCGGCGAGCGTGGAGATCCAGGCCCGGCCGGCAAGGACGGCGCCGTGGGGCTGGCCGGCAAGGACGGCGCGCCTGGCCGGGATGGCTTCCAGCTCGAGGACCTCGAGGTGGTGCTGCTCGAGGATGGCCGCACCGTGGAGTTCGCCTTCGGCGCGGGCGAGACGCGCGTGACTCGCAGCCTGAAGTTCGACGTGGTCCTGGACCGCGGTGTCTGGCGCAAGGGGGCCCGCTTCGAGAAGGCCGACGCGGTCACCTACGGCGGGCAGTTCTACATCGCGCAGCGCGCCACGGAGGCGGTGCCCGGCGAGTCTCCCGACTGGCGCCTGGCGGTGAAGCGCGGGCGGGACGGCAAGGACTTGCGCGAGGCGGAGGACACCCATGGCTGATGTTCGGATCCTCCGCGCCAAGGTCATCACCCATGCGACCGGGCGGCTCCTGTCGCTCGACACCTGCCGCGAGCACCTCGAGGTGGTGCCGATCGATGGCGACTCCGACAACGAGACGCACCCGGACGACGCGCTGATTCTGGGCATGCTCGACGCGGCCGTCGCGCACGCCGAGCAGTTCACCGGCCTGTCGCTCATGGTGCGGACCTGGGAGGCGGCCATGGACGAGCTGCCGGCGGCCGGCTTCGAGCTGCCGCGGCCCCCGTTCATCGAGCTGCTCTCGTTCTCCGCCGTGAACGACTCAGACGGCGAGTTCGACGCCGCGTCCTACCTGGTGGACGACTACGGCACGCCGGAGCAGCCGGTGGTGCTGCGGCCGACCACCACCTGGCCCATCGTGGTCAAGGCGCCGAACACGGTAAAGGTCCGGTACCGCTCCGGCTACCAGTCCGAGGAAGACCCGGACTCCGACGCGCCGCCGCTCCCGCGCTCGCTGCGCGCCGCCATCCTGCTGATCCTGGGGCACCTCTACGCCAATCGCGAGGACAGCGTGGAGAAGGCCCTGGCGTCGATCCCGAACGGCGCCGAGGCCCTGATGCGGCCGCTCCGGGTGCGCCTGGGGATGGCATGAAGGCTGGCAAGCTCCGGCACTGGCTGACGTTCCAGCGGGACGCTGGCCAGCAGGATTCCGATGGCGCATGGGAGCCAGCCTGGGTCGACGCGTTCATCGCGCGCTCGCGCGTGCCCTGCGAGATCACCTACCTGCAGGGACGCGAGCTGCTCGCCGCGCAGGCGATGAACAGCAAGGTCACGTGCCGCATCACCACGCGGTACCGGCCCGGCTTCGTGGCGGCCCTGCGCGCGCTGGCGCCGGACGGCAGCTTGTTCAACATCGAGGCGGTGCTGCCGGACAACGTCAGCGGCCGCCGCGAGGTGGTGCTCCTGGCCTCGACGGGGATCAATGAAGGGTGACCCTCCGGCGCCGCAGTGGCGCGGGCGCACCGTCTTCTGCCTGGCGAGCGGCCCGTCGCTCACCGCGGCGGACGTGGAGCTGGTCCGGCTCACCGGGCACCCTACCGTGGTGACCAACACCACATTCCGCCTGGCGCCGTGGGCGGATGCCCTGTTCGCCTTCGACGCGAAGTGGTGGGCGACGAAGGATCCCCGAACCGGGCTCACGCACGCGCAGGAGACGGAGCGCGACTTCAAAGGCCGGCGCTTCTGTCGGTCCGCGCTGGGGGTGAACTACGGGGTGGAAGCCCTGCACGCCAGCTCCTGGTTCCGCGGCTCCGGCAACAGCGGCACCTGCGCCGTGGCGCTCGCGCTGGCCGCCGGCGCCGCGCGCATCGTGCTGCTCGGGTTCGACTGCACGTTCGCGCCGGATGGCCGCCGGCACTGGCACGGCGACCACCCGCCCGGTCTGGGCAATTGCCTGTCGATCGCGCGCTGGCCGCTCCAGTTCAAGAGGGTAGCTCGGGACGCCAACGCCGCCGGCGTGCGCGTCACCAATTGCAGCCGGCGCACGGCGCTCGACCTGTTCGAACGCATCCCGCTCGAGCAGGTGCTCCTGGAGGTCGGAGAGGTGCCGGCGCCGGAGGTGAAGATCGCGCTCGAGGTTCTCCGCGAGGTGCCTGAAGAGGTCCGAGAGGTCCGCGCAGATGCTGCAGAGTGCCAAAATGGCCCGAAAGAGGGCCGCGAGCAGGTGAAAGAGGGAAGTTTGCAGGTCCCAGAGGTCCCTGCAGAGGGTTCCGTAGAGGTTCAAGAGGTCCGGCCTCAGATTGCAGAGGTCCGGGCAGAGGTCCGTTCGCAGGTCTGAAGAGTGCCGGAGGAGGCGCGATCGCATGAGGTCAATCCGCGGCGGCATGGGCATCGGCGACGCCATCTACCTCGCCGCGGTGGTGCGGCACCTGGTCGCGCGTGGCGAGCAGCTCGAGGTGTGCACGGCGTGGCCGGAGATCTTCCGGGCCTACGCCGACCGGATCAAGCTCTCGCCGTTCCGCCGCGCTCCGGTCGACGTCCTGGCCCACTATTCCCGGCGCCGCTCCTGGCGCACGCGGCAGTTCCAGGACGTCTGCATTCAGGCCGGCATCGGCGAGCCGGTCGACCTGCGCCTGGACTGGACCGTGACCGATCCGGTGCTCACCGGCCGGCTGCTCGCCGACGGCAGGCCGATCGTCTGCGTGCAGCTGCCGCGCGCGCCGATGGGGCGCACCGACGGAATCGGGCACGAGCTGCTGCCGGACTGCAGGCGGATCCAGGAGGTGCTCGACCGGCTGCGCGGGCGCGTGCTCCTGGTGCAGATCGGCGCCGGGCGGCCGCTCTACAAGTTCTCCGGCATCGACGTCGACCTGCGCGACGAAACGACCATCAGCCAGCTGTTCGACGTCGCCAGCGTGGCGGCCGGCTTCGTGGGCTACGTGTCCTACGTGGTGCCGATGGCCGAGGCGCTCGAGAAGCCGGCGCTCCTGGTCTGGTCCAAGCTGGGGCTCCGCTCGAGCACTGGCTTCGTCCGGCAAATCACGCCGCAGAAGATCCTGGAGCGTGCCAGCTCGCTCCACGTGGTGGACAATTGCGCACCGGACCAGCTGTCCGTCATGACCGAGAGGTTCTTCGATGCGCTTCGTCTCCCGGGCTGAGGTCGCGCCCTACTTTCAGGGCCGCTCCGTGGCCATCGTGGGCTCCGGGCCCGGGGTGCTCGACAACGAGCCGGGCCTGGTCGACTCGCACGAGGTCGTCGTCCGGGTGAACAACTACAAGCTCTCGCCGGCGGCCGGCCGCCGAACCGACGTCTACTTCTCCTACTTCGGCAACGCGATCAAGAAGACCGCGGCCGAGCTGCAGCGCGACGGCGTGGACCTATGCATGTGCAAGTGCCCGAACGCAAACGCGATCCGCAGCGAGTGGCACAAGGCCCGCGGCAAGCTGGCCGGCGTCGACTTCCGCTGGATCTACGCGCTGCGCGAGCCCTGGTGGTTCACCGAGACGTACGTGCCGGAGCTGCCCGAGTTCCTGGAGCACTTCCAGCTGCTCGGTGGTCACGTGCCCACCACCGGGTTCTCCGCGATCCTCACCGTGCTCTCGTTCGCGCCGGCGTCGCTGTTCCTGACCGGCTTCGACTTCTTTGCCAGCGGTGTGCACAACGTCAACGAGAAGTGGAAGCCCGGCGCGGCCGACGACCCGATCGGGCACGTCCCCGAGCGCGAGCTGGATCACCTGCGGGGCCTGCTGCCGCATCACCGAATCAAGACCGACCGCCGGCTGCGCGCCGTGCTCTACCCATGATCGAATGGACCCAGGAAACGGAGAAGCGGGTAGGCCGCATGCTCCAGATCATCCTCACCGACCCGGCGCTGTTCGCCATCCATCAGCGCTTCGGCGGCGAGGTCTTCCGCCGCTCGAGCGTCTTCCACGACCTTAAG